CGCCGCAATCGTTGCGGCTTGGAGCTCCACACCGTAGTAGCGCGCCAACATCTTGAAGCGCGCCAAAACCGGGGTGAATACTCCAACGCCGCGATTCTGTCCGGCACGATCGCGCTCAAAATCATGAATAACGCGATGCCAACCATCGTCGTCTTCACGTACCACGCGCTCCCAGTTCATGCTTTCGACGGAGTTGTACCAGTCGTTTTGATGGGCCTTCCTGATGTGGTAAGCCACCGGCACGCCGTATTCGTCAATTTCGACGCCGCCGCGCATGTATTTGCTATCCACCATTTGAAACGGATTCGAGAGCCTGTCCGGATCAACCACCATGAACGCAGTGGCATACGACGCTTTGCCGTAACCCACCCGCTCTGGCATCCAGTACGAGACAATCAGCGAGTCGCCGTCGATCAGCTTGTGCCGCAAAGCGAGTCGGAGCTGCTGAGAGATCGTCAACTGCCGAGAGACATCGCCATAGCGGCCAATGTCATCTGCATATCCGCGCCACAGTGCTTCAGCGGCGCGGCGATACTCTTCCGCCCACACAGAGTCGAATTTCTTATTTCCGGTCAGTGCAGCCAGCGCACGGTAATCAGGATTCGCCGAGAGACGCAGCGAAGCGCCCACAGTGTTATCGAGAATCCGCGTGATGCCGCCGGCGGCCAAACCATCGTTTCGTACCAGGTCACGATGGCGAGCCACCATCCGGTCACGAAACTGGTTAATTTCAGCATCGGGCGACCTGATCCATGGGAGCCAATCGCCCATTTCCTGAGTCGCCCAGCTCGACGCCTCGTATGGAAATACCGACTGCCCAGACATACCCTCGGTCAATGTTGTGGCATTACTCTTTGCCTTGGGCGGCATGGGAGTCAACGGCTGTCCACGCGAGTCAACGATCACCGTTTCCATTGTCATTAGAACACCGGCCGTATCGCATGGCGCCGACGAATGCCCAGGGCATATTGCAGCGCGAGAATGTGGGACTGCAGTGCGCCAAGATCGGCGCGGGTGTACGTCACGGACTTGGAACCGTCGCCCTGCGTATAACTGAACGACTCACCTTTGGCGCCGGTGCTGAGTTCGTGAAGAGCTGTCTGCGCATCCACCAACCATTGCTGCAAAGTAGCTGGTGGGACGCCGCTGAAGTTGTTGAGGCGCGGTACGAACATAAGTTTCTCCTACGCCATTCGTGAGATCGACGACTTGCGAGACGATGGTTTTTCAGGACCGGGTGGCTGGATAACGGCAGCCGGCATCTGTGGTGTTTCTAGGGGTTCTGCTTGAAGAGGCAAGCCAATCAGGGCATTCACTTCATCGGCGCGCTTATTCAGTTTCAAGCCGAGGTGCAACAGTCCGCAGAGAGCGGCGTAAGCGTAAACACGACAGTCGAGCGCTTCGTTGGCACGCCCGGGTGGTAATTCCCAAACCCGATAATGCTGACCACCCGACGTCTTGCGCACGGAGCGTTCCGAAGTCAGTTGCGCGAAGTAGTTGATATCGCGATCAACCGGGAAGTGCATATAGCCCGGACCCTTCTCGGTCAGGTGCAGACGAGAACGAACCGAATCTTTTGCGGCGTTGACACCAATGATCACAGGGCGGAAAGATGACTTGTTACGCTTACTTGGCGTCTTCGTTGGCCAGACCGGCGAGCGCTTGCCGCCTACTGCTGACTCACCTTTGATCGCCCAAACACGACGACCAATGCGAGCCTTGGCAAAGTCATAGACTTTTTGCGTGTGGTGACCACCGGAGTCGTGACACACCGCCATGGCTTCAAAGCCACGCCCATCTGCCCGATACCAGATTCGCTTCAGGTACGCGTCAAGTCGATTCCAGATATCTGGCGTCTCCATGTCGCCTGAGATAATTTCGAAATCGATGGACCAGCTTTCCTCGTTGGTGCCCCACCCCACGACTTCGCATTCAAAGCGATCGCCTTGGGTGTCGACGCCTACGGTGATCACCGCAACGCCATCCGGCACTTCTACCGCCCAGTTTTCACAACGAGCTGCAAGTCGAGACTCTGCGAGCGCGTTTTCGCCGCGGTCCTCGTAGTCTTCGCCCAACACCAGGTTAATGAATGTCTGCCGAGCAAGCGGGTCATCCTTGACCCTCAGCCACTCGGTAACCAGATTCACCCATGACGCATTGGGAAAAAGGCTGTAAGCCGCCCATATGTGAAAGCCGGCATGACCTAAAAAGGGCTTGCCCGCAATCCACTCTCCCGCCGCAACCATTTCAGGCTTGTCGATATCGCGGATTACGCAACCGGTGACCCGGCAGACGTAAAACACAGTGTCCGGTTGCCCAACACCGGCTTCGTCTAAGTCCCACTTGAAACCGTACGGGGTATCTGGTCCGCCCCACTCTAATACCTGTTTCCCGCCGCAGTGCGGGCACGGCACATGAAACTGACGCTGATCGCTTTCACTCCAGCTGCGATCTATTCGGCTGGACCCTTTTACGGTAGGGGTGCTACCGATAACGACCTTGCGGTTCCAGAACGTCTCCCCGCGCTTGGTGCCCAAGGCGATTTGATCGCCCTCCGATCCGGCGCCGCCGACCGGATACCCGTTCACTTCGTCGAACAAAATAATGCGGGAAGTGATGCGCCGGAAACCACCAGGTGAGTTAGCCCCAACCAGAGAAAGGCTGGCACCGTTCAGAAACGTTTTCTTGAGAATGGTCTGGTTACTGTCCTTCGCTTTGCCATCCCCGGTCAGTTCGCACAGAACAGGGGTATCGCGCAGCATCGGAGCAATTTCGGTCTTGCTGTAGTCCTCGGCATCTTCTACTCGAGGCTGAACCATCAGGATCGGCGACGGATCCTGGTGGATGTAGTAACCGACCACGTGGTCGAGAATCTTGGTGTACCCGACACGCGCCGACTTCTTCACCGTTACAGTGGAAACGGCTGGGTCAGAGATCGCGTCCATAATGCCGATCTGGTACGGAAAGGCGCGGAATCGGCCGGTTTGGGCGCTGGTTTCCTTCGACAGGACTGCGTACCGCTCTGCCCACTCGCTCAATGTGAGTTTTGGCGGGGGCTGAATGTTTTTCAGTCGAGCAATTCGTAATTCACGGGCGAGCGACTCCAGGCCACTGGCATATCTGCTAGTCGCCTCCATCGCTGATTAATTCCTCAAGGGCATCCGTGATTAGCCCCTGTAACGCGTCTTGCACTTCGGTCACGGTTTTCAGCCGGTGAATGCGCGGGGCTTGTTCGGCGGGGATTGCCAATAGGCGCGTGCGCACCCGGGAATATTCTTTGCCCACGGCGGTGGCCACGTCGGAGACGAGCACAACTGCGCCAGATTTTTGGTCGTACTCAAGCTGGCTGAGCAACGCCAGGTAGTTTTCTTTGACTCGCTTCGCTTCTTCGAGCGACATGCCGGCGCCGAGCATCGTGAGAATTCGGGCGGCCGCTTGCTCGGTGGTTTCCCCGTCCAGAACGCTGGGTAACGCGGCGACCTCGGCGTTACCCTTAGCGTTACCCTTCAAGCCTGCCGAGCGATATTTTTGGAGGTGCGCGTTTGACGCTTCGACGTCGACGCCGCCGTCGCCCAAAACAAGTTTTCCCTCCTGTTTCCATTGGGTTACGGTTTTCTTGCTGACGCCACGAATGCGCGCGTACTCCGCCTGGGAAACGATCGTCATGCGTTACCCTCGTTACCCAAATTTCAAAAGTTTTTAACTAGTGACGCAGCAAACTGCGCAATGCCCTCGATGCCAGAAGGGCGGGGAGGGACCCGTTGAGGGGGGGGTACCATCCCTCTAGCGCACCAACATAGGGCAATCCCCCTCGTTATTTGGCGGTGACGAGAGCCTTTCGCATCGCCTCACCGAAAACCGTGTTGAAACGGCGGTTGACGATGGCTTGCGCCCGAGTGCGGTAGTGCAACCGCTTGTTGACAGCCAATGCATCACCGAAACGAATCAATAGCTTGAGGTGTCCAGCTGTTGCAACAACGGCTCCCCTGCCACGTCTCGCTTTGGTTCCATCCTTCGGAGGCATCCGTTGCCAAACACCATTGATAGGTCCGCTCTTGGCCTTGACCACACCAATGAAGATGTCCTTGCGTGCACGTAGCTTTGCCAGTGCATCTCGGGGCAGTTGCCCAAAGCGATCCAGCTTGATGTCTTTTGGGTTCAGCAGCTTCTTACCTGGCAACACATGCACGCCACCATCTTCATAGGGCGCGAGATACTTCGCAGCGATGGGCTTAACGAACACGATTGCCGTCAAGTTATCCTTGCGGGCAGCTCGCATACCTACTGAGTTCTGCGTGAACAGACGTGGCCGTTTGAATGTCGAGGCGATGTTGTCTATCTCATCATCCTGGACTTCTCTCGCGATCGCCGTGAGTGCAAGCGCTGTGGCGAATCCGATCTGTTTGTTTGCCATCGCAGTGAGCGTCTTCTGAAGCTCTTTGACGTTGGCGCGAACAGAAATATCGATCGGACTCGCCATGTTTCACTCCTCAGCGTCTACCGCATGAAGCTCTTTGAATGCGGCTTTCACAGCCTGCCCGCAGACTTTTGCCTGCTCGATAACCTGGCTACCAATCAAACGAGAGTCACCGCAGCGAAGGAGCAGCAATTGGGATAGCGCGTTTTCCTCAATAGAGGGATATAGACGTAACGCTTCACCCACCATCAAGCATGGCTCAGCAACAGATGTAGTTGCCTGCTCACTCTCAATCTTGTCGGAAGAGGTCTTGCGCGAATCGGAAGCCATCACAGCACCTTCCATGTTGCGATAGC